TCAAAGACGCATTCACTCCTCTTACAGTTACTATAGGCTCTATAGATGATATCGTTGTTACGAGTGCAGGTAATGCATATCAGAATAACGTACTCACTGAAGCAAGCTATAGCGACATCGCTAAATTCGACAAGAGAAATCCTATCGTCACGTTTGCTTCTGTTGACTTCCTATTAGAAGTTGGTGAGATTGTGACATCTGCTATCACTGTAGAAGATCCTACATACGTCATCGCAGACGGTATTCCATATACTGTTCGTGCTAAGTTTCTTAAGAGAAGTGGCAACGATTTCTACTTCAAGCTATTGAGTTTCCATAACTTTGACACTAGCTCTACTGTAAACATTCGTGGTGTAGAATACGCTATATCGAATGTTAGAAAAGATATGACATCTAAAGCCATGGGTTCGAATGCTGTTATATCAGGCATTGCTAGTTATCAGACTGGTCAGATCGACACAGTAAGCATACTGAACACAGGCTTTAGATACGAAGATAGAGAGTTAGTAGACTTAATAGACACAGATGGAATCTCTGTCGCTAAAGCAGATTTACGTACTTTAGGACCTGGCTTAAGCGAAGGTAAGTGGAAGACTACTAGTTCGTTCTTAAGTGAAATTAATAGAAAGATACACGACAATCATTACTATCAAGAATACTCGTATGATATTGGATCTATTGTAGACCCAGTGAAATATACTCCTCTTATAGATAATGTTGTGGGTGTAGCTGGTACAAAACTGTTCAGTTCCCCTCTCATAAATACAGATAGTAATCTATCTTCAACACTAGATGTGGAATTCCAAGTATGGGATATTACAGAAACTCAGTTGTCGAATGAAGAGGGTACACAAAACTTGAACACTGAGGACAATCAAGGACTTGTAAGCACAGTCATAACGCTTGACACTGTTACAAGTGGCAACGTCACAACACAGATAGGGACTTAACGGATAGAACAATGGCAAAAATTATAACTGAAAATTTTAAAGTAGAGACTACGAAAGAGTTATTTGGCTCCTTCGTCAGTAACAATGCTACAGTGAGTTCTAACTTTGCAACGTCTCTTGGCGTGTACGACACAAGCAACTCACTTAGTCTATCTTCAAGCAATGTATCTGACATTACGGGAATCGTTAATACACAATTAGCGAATCTTAATCCTGAGTCTGATTACTATATCATGGGCTCTAGTATCGATAAGCCTAATAGTATAGCAAACACCCAATTCGAAAAGCGAGAGTTCGAGAGGCGAGTCATCTTTGGAAACAAAGTGGGCGTTGATGAAATTCGCTATATGTTCAATATCAATAACTGGGCAGCAGGCACAGTCTACGATGATTTCGATGACACTCAAGATACGTCACTATTAAACATGATCGTCACAGTCGTTAACGATGAAGGCAACTACTACGTATTTAAGTGTCTAGATAATAATAACGGTGGACCATCCACATCTGCACCAAGTCTTAATGAAATCGATACTAGCACATATGAGTTAATCATATCAAGTGATGGCTACGTATGGAAATATATGTTCTCAGTCACGAGCGCAGAAGCACAAGTATTTGCAACTACAGATAGTTTGCCTTTACCTTATCCTGCTCTGGGTGATACTCTAGTCCAATCGGGTGCTAAAGAAGGTCTGTCACAGATTGTAATTACTAATACCCCTAGCGGACTATTCAGTAAATGTGTATTCGGACCAGGTACTACTACGGCTGATGCATCTACAGTTGCATGTGAAACAGTCACACAAGATTCTGCCTTAACCACTAAGAAGTCTATTGTAGTTAAGATTTCTCCTAAGTCTGGATCATTCTTAGACACTAGTGATAACTCCTATGCGAATCTATATCTCTGGAGAAGTGATGGTAAGGTGTTTGATGTTATCACATCTGCTCAGCCTAGTGGCACAGGACAATACATTAACATAGTCATTTCGACATCAGAGACCGTTACTTCGTTCACGCAGGGCGGTAAGACATATAAACTCCTGCCAAAGATTAGAGTAAGTCGAAGTACATCCTCAGGTACTCCCTGTGTTGCTTACGGCATCATCGATCAGTTCGGAACACTTACTAAGGTTGCTTTTACTACTAAAGGTAGTGAGTACAAGTACGCAACAGCAAAACTTATTTTACCCGCTGGAGTTGCCGCATCTGCTAATGAACAAAACTTAACTGCAACATCATTACGACCTATCATATCACCTACTGGTGGTCATGGATCAAATGCTATCGCTGAGATGTCTATGAGTAGACTTGGAGTAGTTACAAACTTCAGCGGCGAAGATGTTCTAACTCCTAATGCCAACTTCTACACGAAGGTAGCACTAGTAAAGAATCCTATATTCAATGATGCTACTAAACCAGCACAGCTTGATAATAGAACTGTAGTCACGCTCACAGGTGATGTTACAAGCGTTGCAAGTGTGGGAAGATATATAGCACAGACGATATCTCTAGGCGATTCTTTGGGCACAGAGCAAGTCGTGGGCAAAATACATCAGAGTGTTTATGACGGCACTACAAATACTAAAGTCTATCTAGTTGACTACACTGGAGATTTCCAGAATAGTTTTCAGACTGGCAAGATTTTTATAAAAACTGATCCTGCTTTAGCCAACGCCGTTACGGCTGGCATTGATATAAATAATAGTAATGTTGTATATGGTAACTATAAAGCGTACAGTGGAGACATTCTACACTTTGTTGATTTTGATCCTATACAACGACAAGCAGATCGTAAAGAAAAAATAAAGTTTATCTTCGACTTTTAAGGAAAAGAGTATAATACATGGGCATTAACACAGACTTAAACGTTGATCCGTACTATGATGATTTTAGCGAAGCAAAACAGTTTAACCGTATTCTGTTTAAGCCAGCTAAGGCAGTCCAAGCACGTGAATTAACACAACTACAAACTATTCTCCAGAAGCAGGTTGAACGCTTTGGCTCAAATATCTATAAGGAAGGTACTGTCATTAGCGGTATCAACGTTACTTCTCGTCCAGATATTTTCTATGTGAAGCTAAACGATCAATCAAACTTTACTGACCCAACGCTCTATGGCGAAACAGATCAGGTAACTTACACTGTAACAGGTCGAGCATCTGGTCTAGTCGCTGAGATCATTAAAGGTGAGAATGGTTTCCAGACTCAGAATCCTGATCTCAAAACGTTATATATGAACTACATTGGTTACGATACAACCACTAGTACTACAGACGTTAAAGAGTTTCAACAGGGCGAACTATTAGATATTAAAGTCTTTAAAGTTGCCGACGCAAATGCCGCTACACTTTATGGCTCTGTTGGCACCACTATCACCACTGTTACCGTTGCTACTGTCGCCGCCCATGCTGGCAGATCATTCGGTCTAACATGTGAAGAAGGTGTGCTTTATCAGAAGGGTCACTTCATATTTGTTAACTCTCAGTTCGTTGTCGTATCGAAGTACTCTAATACTCCTGGCAATGTGTCCGCTGGTTTCACAATTAACGAAAACATCATCACATCAGGCATAGATTCGACTCTACTTGATAACGCCGCAGGATTTAATAACGAGAATGCTCCTGGCGCAGACAGACTTAAGCTAGTACCAACACTAGTATCATATAACACAGCGAGTGAGCCAACAGAGTTCTTCGCACTCATTCGTTACGTTGATGGCAACGCTGTTCGTATTCGTGATAAGACAGAATTCAATTCTATCTCTTCTGAGATGGCACGTAGAACTTATGATGAATCTGGAAACTATGTCACAAAAGGAATGAACGTAACACTAGAGCAATCGGGATCTGACGCTTATGCTGTAGTTTCTCCTGGTAAAGCATACGTCTTTGGTACTGAAGTACAGAACATCGCTAGTAGAAAACTATTGATTGCTCCAACCACTCTTACTCAGTCAAAGACTAATCAGTTCACTGGTGTATCTTACGGACAATATTACACATTCGATCCAGCGGCAGGTCAAGAAATAGACCACTTTGACTTAAACGGAAGCAGATATAATCTAAAGAACAGTTCGAACGCAATTATCGGATCATGTTCAATATCTAATATTACTCCTGGCAAAGTATATGTTTATGCTGTCACGAAGACTGCTGGACAAGAGAACACAGCGGTAGCTAAGATCGAGAATACTCCACTGACTAACAGTGGCGCACTCTACGGCACTAACAGTGGCGGTAAGATATTCGATGCTGGTAAGACTAGCATGAGTAGCATGACAGATGTTAAGTATACTAAGAGAATGCGACTTGCTATTGATGCCAGCGAAGATGCTACAATCACGCTATCAGCTACAGCTACAGAACAGCCCCTAGGCAACAGCAGTATCTTTGCAGTTGATGCGTCTAATAATATGATCACCGCTACAAGCACAGTAGTTGGTAATGATGTCAACGTAACACTAAGTTCTGGCACTGCACAGTTCTTATATTACGATGCAATCGTAAGCGGAACAGACGAAGATGGATTACAAGAACTAGACGTTTACATCAAGTCGACCTTTAATGCGGGCATCGCAACTATAGGTCTTCCTAATGCTATCCAACTTCTCGAAGTCATCGATCAAGACGGAGCAGGCGCTAACGTAACAGGTAAGTTCAGACTCGTTAACAACCAAAAAGATAACTTCTACGGCATCTCATACCTTACTCCTAAGTTAGGTGAGACTATATCCAACAACGCACTCAGAATTAAAGTGAAGGTACTGAAAAGAACTTCTACTCTAGGTAGTGGATACATAACAGTAGATAGTTATAGTACACTTGCAAGTAAGAATCTAGTTAAAGACTTCGTAGGTAAAAACGGAATAGTTTATAACCTAGTTAACTGCTTTGACTTCAGACCTTACAGCACTCCTTTAGTGTCATACTCTGTCGGTGTTGCTGGTGCACCATCGGCATCTGTGAGCGGAACAACAGTTGTTCCTGGCATTCAGATCGCTAATGAAAGTACTATCTCAGCTACTCACGCATACTACATGTCTAGAGTCGATAGCGTGGTAATTGATGAGCTAGGAGGAATCTCTCTCTATCAAGGTGGAGAAGCAGAGAACCCAAGTATCCCAACACTGCAAGGACTGTATGCAATCAATAACATATTTGTGCCTGGCAACACCACTGCTATAACTGGCAACAACTCTCTCAAAATCAATGACGTATCTAATAAGAACTATACGATGAAAGAGATTGCTGGCATTGAAGACAGAATAGATCGTCTAACAAATCTCGTATCTCTTAGCATGTTAGAACTTGACGCAAAGAGCATCTTCATTCCAGACGGTAGTGGAAACGATAGATTCAAGAACGGCATCTTAGTAGATGGATTCAAAGGTTTACAAATAGCTGATATCACTGATCCAGAATTTAAAGCTGGTGTTGATAAGACACGAACAGTGGCAACTCCATCAGTCACTCAGTTCCCGATTGATCTAAAAGTTGGAGCGAGTACTGGAGCTAACACGTTCCAGGATATCATAACATTAGCAGACACAGGAACACGTGTGACTGTTATCGATCAGCCTTATGCTACTAGCTTTAGAAACTGTGTGTCTAACTTCTACAACTATGCTGGTAAAACTTCAATCGAGCCTGCATTCGATGCGGGATACGATGTTGTTCAGAACCCTGCTATCAACTTAGAGATAGACCTTGCTACACCTATTTTAGATGTACTTGATAACTTGCAAGAGATTATTCCTCTAACTAGAGAAAGCACCAATACTACCGTAGTTACGGCAGCAACACGTAGGGCAGCTGGATCTGGCAACGTAGCAACCACGACCACTAGTCTGACAAATGAGACCAGTCGTTTCACGGAATCAGTTGGCAACTTTGTAACAGATGTTACGATGAAGCCGTATGCCTCTTCGAAAGAGATTAAGATACTTGTCACTGGTCTTAGACCTAATACTAGACACTATTTCTACTTTCAAGGCGATTCTGTTGATGCCCATGTATATCCCGCAAGCGTCAATTCCACAGTCGTTGGTTCTGGTACAGAATACAATGTTGCAGACGTAGAGATAAACGGAACTCTTGGCGCATCTGTACGTACTGACTCTGAAGGAACTCTAACAGCAGTATTCTTTTTACCAGAATCTACATACTGGGTAGGAGAAAATACCTTAGAGATTGCGGACGTTAGTTCATACATCAACATATCTTCAGCTAAAACATCTTACACTAAAGCGGTGTATCGTGCATACAACTTTGCGATTGGCAAATCCGAATTAAGTACAACTACTCGTACTGTTGACTTTGATACTGGCACTAGTATTGTTAATAGATCCTTCCAGATACCACAACGAGGATCTCCTCCGGGAGATCCTATTGCACAAACATTTGTGGTACGTGCTTCACAAGCCGCAGGTGCTTCAGTATCATTCGTTAGTAGTCTCGACTTATTCTTTAACAAGAAATCTGCAACTGTTGGAGTGACTGTCGAGATTAGAGAAGTCATTAATGGATATCCTTCTAAAGCAGTACTGCCTTTTGCTAGAAAGCATCTGAGATCAAATCAGGTTAACGTGTCAACAACTGGCACTACTGCAACTACAGTCACGTTTAAGAATCCGGTCAAGCTTCAGGTAGAAAAGGAATATGCATTTGTAGTTATCCCAGATCAGAACTCTCCTGACTACTTGATCTACACCTCTAAAGTTGGCAACCCAGACTTAGCAACAGGAACAGCTATCACGAACGATTGGGGCGACGGAGTACTGTTCACATCAACTAACGATAGTGCATGGAAATCTTACCAAGACGAAGACATTAAGTTTACTCTAAAAAGATACCAATTCCAATCTACAGCCGGCAGTGTTGATCTTGAGCCTAATGATGTAGAGTTCTTGACTGTATCAGGAACAACTAATAACTTTAAGAATGATGAATTAGTATACGTCAAAAAGACTACACAGTATCCTGCTGGAGTAAATGGACGAGCATTGACTATCCTCGGTGGTAGTGGATTCTCTATCGGAGATTATGTGTTCATTGAATCCGGTACTAATACATTCTTATCAGAGATTGTAGGAGCTATTAATAGTGGACAAGACTTAACGCTGAGAACTCCTTACAATGGAGCAGTGACAACCGCCGCAACAGCATTCTTTGCTGTAGCCGGTAGAGTGTCATACTTCAATAGCAGAACAGCTACACGTTTGTTCTTACGTAAGAGTTCAGCAACAGCGACTAACTTACTTGCCGCAACTGAAGTTATAACTGGATACACATCTGGCGCTTATGCGACTATAGCATCTATCGACAACGAAGAGCTTTCGTACTTTCAGCCACAAGTGTTTACTAATAACTCCATCAAGACTTCAACTAGTCTGACTTTGTATAATGGATCACAGATCGACAAGACTATTCCTTCAAACGGAAATGTCTATACAACCAACTTAGCTAGAAACATCAAGAGTAAGAGTAATATTGTTAATGCTAGTCTAAGTGATACGCAAGACTTTAAGATTAGGGTTGCTATGAATAATGGCTCATTCCAGTCTGCTACGCCTATCGTTGACTCTGATCTATCTATGCTCAACGTTTATAAGTATAACATAGCCAACACAGCGGCACTATCATCTGCTTGGGTAACTAAAGAAGTCGTTCTGGCAGAGCAGTTAGATGCTTCTGGATTGAAAGTTCTTCTAAGTGCATTCAGACCTGCTGGCACATTCGTAGACGTTTATGCGAGATTTGTTTATCCAACTAACGTTGAAGTTAAAAGTGCTTGGACATTGTTGACTAACTCTAACCTAGACTTATATTCTAATCCATCGAATACTAAAGACTATAGAGAGTTTGAATATACCTTGCCGAGTGAGACTAATGAGTATAGTACTTTCCAGTTAAAGATAGTATTACGACACGCAACTACAGCAGAGATTAATGCTACAGATATTACTGTCGTACCGGCGGCTAATCTATTCCCGCACATCTTTGACTATAGAGCGATTGCACTGACATGAGTATAGATGTAGTAGGTTTTACGAGAAAAGATGCGGCATTAGTTAACACTGATGTTTCCGCATTTCGTTCTGCTAAGGCGAGAAAAGAACAGAGTAGAGTTATCCAATCGATGGAACAACGTATACATAAGCTAGAGTGTGCAATAGAATCGCTACAACAAACATGTAAAGAGAAAATCAAATGAGCCTAAACTTAACAGCAATTACAAATGAAAATACATTCGGAATCTGGAAAGATAGAACGAATGAGATGATTACCGGATTCGGCACTGTTGTTACTTTGGGCGATACTGCTTCAGCAAACACTGGCAATATTGCTCTAACAGGTAACGTATCAGCGGCCGGAACAATCTTCACTGACACCATAGACGCATTAGGTGCTGGTAACTTAATTAACTTGAACGCTACGTTAGATGTCAATGGCGATCTAGGAATCAATGCTACCACATCATCAAAATTAAAATTCTATTTAGCTGATGTACTTAAGTGGACAGCACAAGCGACAAGCGAATCGATATTCGAAATTAAGAATGCCGCAGGCACTAAAGTATTTAAGATCGACGGAAGCACCAACGTCAACGTTATAACAGGTACGGGTCTTACGATCAGTAATGATATTCTTCCTGCATCTATAACATCAAATATCACAGGTAATGCCGCAACAGCAACTAAGTGGGCAGCGTCTAGAAATGTCGCATTCACGGGCGATGTAACTGGAAACTTTGATATAGACGGATCAGCGGCAGTATCTAATGTTCAATTAACTGTTGGGGATAATAGTCACTCGCATGAATCTGCCAATATAACAGACTTAAGTACAACTCTATTGGCATATATGCCCATTGCCGGAGGCACATTTACTGAGGATGTTCATCAAACATACGGCAAGCAAATAAAATTTAATAATGCGGCCAGTCCAACTGACTACTCTTCTATAAGACACGGCACGTACACAACTAATACTAACGCATTTGTAATACACTCAGTAGGCAACCACTTCGTATCTCTAGGCTCAGGCGCTACCAGTTGGTCGATTGTAGACGGCATTACTCCAAAAGTTTCAATAGCAAAGTCCACTGGCAACTTCGTAACAATAGGCGATATCACAGCATTCGGTAGTGTATCTGATATAAGACGTAAAGAAAATATCGTAAAGATTGATAATGCCCTAGATAAGATTTCTAAAGTATCTGGATACACATACAACTACAAGGGTGATAAGACTCCTATGACTGGTGTTATCGCACAAGAGTTTGAAGAAATTTTACCAGAAGTTGTTTATGAGACTGAACTTCTAGATGGAACAACATCTAAAGCTGTACGACATGGCAACATTGTAGGACTGTTGATCGAATCAATCAAAGAATTGAAGGCAGAAATCGAAGAACTCAAGAAGGACAGGTAGACATGGCGATCAAGGATAGAGATCCAGATAACAATCCCAATACACCGCCACCCGCCTTGGCATTAGATGAGATCGCTTCAGAATTTGGAGACACCGGCTCACACTCATTAAGCGAGTTCTATAGAGGCGGTGATAACGTGCCTGATACAACGACCACTGTCGGCACAGGCACGTTCACAGCAGAAGCAATCAACATTCCAGGCTCACAGAACTCTGATCCTAATCAGAGATTCGCATGTCAGTATTGTAACGCACAGGGCTTGATCACGCTAAATGTTACTTCTTATATGCTAATGCAATGGGGTAGTGGTTCGTTCATATGGACTAACTTCGCACTAGGCGGAGAAATTAAACACTCAGATGGATACACGTATGCGATAGGCTCAGAACGAACTGTCGTTTTCCTTGAATATAGTGTTAATGAATACATACAGGGTATTACGGAATATGAAATTCAAGCTTATGCTATTAAAAGAAAGCCGACTGCAACATCTACCGAAACCGCTGTCAACACTGGCATTCCAAAAAATGGACCAATAAGTTTCTCAGACATGTATAGCTCTGCAAACGGTGGTGTCACATACACGACAATCATAGATGAAAATGGCAACCCCATACTCGTACCAATTACAGAACCCCCTCCAGGTCTAGGACAAAGAGCTCCTAATGAGCCTACTGGTTTGGCTATCACAGCGAGTGAGACAAGCTTATCGGTAGCATTCGTTGCACCTTCAGACGTTGGATCGGCGACAGGTCTATCTGGTTATCAATATTCAGTAAACAATGGCACAACCTATACAGCAATAACACAACTTGTAAGTCCAATAGTGATACCTGGTCTAACCGCCGGCACGGCATATACTGTAAGACTTCGTGCAACTAATGTATATGTCGAAGAAAATATTACATATTACGGAATAGGCACTGCGTCTAATGCGATAAGTGTTAGTACGACAGCGCAGGCATCAGATCCGCCAACTCCGCCACCAGCAGTTACGTTATTTGCTCCGGGTGCACCTACAAATTTAGTAGTGACAGCTGGCGATGGAAAAGCATCGATATCATTTACTCCTCCAACTAGTGGCACTGCTACTATACCTGCTATCACTAACTACCAATACTTTTGGGCATATAACGAGACAAACATAGTGGGCGGTGAAATTGGTGGAAGTTGGGTCGGTCCCGCAGGTGCTACGTTTCTTATTCCTGCCAGTCAATCAGTTCTATTAGAGTCTGGTTGGGTAACATTGAATCCAACTGACGCTGTATCTCCAATAAATATTCCTAACACTGTGGGAGATTCTCCCTTAGTCAATGGTTCTCTATATGAATTTAGAATTCGTGCAGTCAATTCTGTAGGTGCTGGTGCGTCAAGCGCCAAAGCAGGAGGAACACCTAAGCCTGGCGGTGCTGTTGTCAGCGTCATCTCAAGAAAAGTTACGATAGATCGAGTTGATCAAATTGGCGGTCTAGGTGAGCCTATTAGTTCTAACTTTAATGGTCTACCCGACACGATTTTTCAGACTCACCCACAGGATTATCAACAAGGAGGAGCACTGACTTGGGCGCTTAGTGGTTCGAATGCCGCAAGAATTCCTCATCCAGTTATTGTGCGCCGCAACTATGCACCCAGAGCATTATTTGATGTACCGTTTACTAGTAATTGGATAACTATTCCATCTGTAACTATTAAAATTAGAGGATTTGATGCCAATCAGGAAGATTTACCGCAATTGTACTGGAGACCTGATATTAAATGTACAGTTGATAATCCT